TGTCGATCGGCGCCGAACGCATCGCCAACGTGCGAATGTTCATTCTTATTCGGCGCGTCCTTGAACCGCTCGTAGCCGGCACCGACGGCGATCCGCTTGAAATGATAGCCGCCGGCCAGCGACTTGCGGGTGCGGGTGCATTTGCTGTTCACCACAAGGCCGGGCTTTCCGGCGACCATCCGGTTCATAGGCATAGCGCCGGCCTCGCGGCGCACCATAAAGTCGTTGCTGCTGGTCGGCCTAGCGTGCAAGCCCAGCGTCCTCATATGCTCAAACGCAGTCACCTCGAATATCTCGTTCTGCGTATCCCAAGTGATCGTGGCGTCGGTGTCGTCGTCGTCGAACGTCAGCGTAATGTCTTCGGTTGCGTCACCATAGCCAATCGAAAACTCAGGCACCTGAAACTGCACCAGCCCTCGCATGTCCCCGTCTTCGTCGCGATCCCACCGCATGACCTCAGCCCCGTTTGGCACCGGGGACACGTCGTCATACGACAAAAGCAAAAGGTCGGCATCGGTATTGTTCTCGCGCTCCCACTTCCAAGCGAGATTCGTCAGATCCCTGTACAGACCGACTCCCGCAGCGTAGTTATTGTCTGTCCGTATCTTGAGCGTCGCCGACGATGGTGCAGACGCTTGTATCACGACATCGCCCGTCATCGCTCGTATGCGGCTGTACACATCTAGGTCGCCGTCGAGCGTTACGGATCCGGCGGCCGTGCTTCCAACCGGGAAAAACATCGCCTCATCGCATTGATTGTCGATCGAACATCGCTCGTCGACGATTGCTGACGGAGTATCCCCTGGATCGTCCCCGGGCCAGTTGTTTGCGATGACGTTGCCGAGCCAGATGTGTCCCGACCTGCCGCCGCCGTCTTCGACCAGCACCGCTTGACCATCGCCTGGCGTCGCGCAAGTCTCTGTGCCGCACGTTCCCGTGCCGGCACTTATACAGCATGGCCATGGATCCTCGAAACCATCACACCCGGCGTCGTTAGGACAATCGCTGTCCTCGTTGCATTCAACCGTCGTTGACACTGAGCAATATCCGGGGTCTCCACAATTTCTCACATTGTTTATTGCGCCAGTGTATCCGTCCGTTGTGTTCTCGCTTCCGTCCTCGCCTATGATAAGACACTGCTCGTATCGCTGTAGGTTGCTCGTGTATAGGAAATTGTTTCGGAAGCCCGCGAAGTACACCCCGATGTTATCGTCTGATGATAGCGTTGTACTATTCTCGCCTTCGATGTGTGAATATAGAATCCCGGCCGTCTGCCCTAAATATGCTCCGTAATCTCCCTGGATGTGTCCACCGATCCACCTGGAATAGTGAGCTTGCAGTGCCCAACTATTGCGAGGGCTTCTCGAGTCGGCATCGCAGGTTACACCCGTACCGCCTGGACAATCGAGATTGGTAAAACACGGCAGGACCGGGACATCACTGCACCAGCCAGCGCTGCCTTCGCACCACGCCTCGTCGCGATCACAACTCCACGAGTAGCAGTCGATCATTTCAATCTGCCCGGATCGACATATCCCATTGCAATCAGTACCGTCGAGCCATCCGACATTATTCTCGAAGTGCCAACCGCCGAGTCCGCAGTTTCGGGCGCCAGTCTGGTAATATGTCACGTCGAACACGTTGCCTCGGTGATGATACCCGTACCCGTTGACGTACTGACAGCCAACACCCCAAAATGTTGCGTCACGCACGGAGGACCTACAATTGGTACCAGCAACGCAAGTGCAAACGTCCGGGGTTTGCCATCCCGCGCTATCGTCGCAGTCCTTCCCGTCCTCTGCCGTACCGTCGAGCAGGAAGCACGAACCGCCGCCGCCGCTCTGCGTCTGAGCTCGCACCAGCAAATCTCTGAACTCGACACCCTCGGAACCGAAATAGTTTGTCGCGGTAGCAAATCCCCTTCCCGTCCCGTAAGCACCTCGCACAATGAATGCCGCGTCAGGATAGGCCATTGAATCGTGCATAATTACCTGGGTGCATGCCCTGTCTGGATCGGTGTAGTCGGTGACGCCCGACCAAAACGACCAGTCAGAACCAGAGCCGCAACCCTGTATGACGACCGGCCCAGTGACAATTATAGGCGACGTGATCAGCGCTTTGCACTCGCCTATGTATGCTACTCCCCATGCGTTGTCAGTCGCGGCGTCTATACATGCCTGCAACTCGGCCGTGTCGTCTTCAACGCCGTCGCATTTCATACCCCATGATGGATGTGTGCAGTCATACCACGGGCGATTCTTGGCACGGAATTCGTTGACTTGTATGTCTGAGCCGATACTTGCCGGCCTATAGCAAGTGGATACACCTGTCGGGCAATCGCTAGATGCAACGCAAGTGTAATCGTTTATCACCCCGCCGGATACCCGGCGAAGTATGACTTCAGGTACCTGCACAACGCACGGCTCATCCTCTGGGTCTTTCGATACGCTAAGCACCTCTCGCTGTGCTGCGATACCGGCGTCGCAAGCAAGGGCGAAACACATCACGGCGACGCACAAGCGATTCATTCTACGGCCCCCATAGTCAAATATCCGCCGCCGGAGTTGTTGAATGTCACGCCCACTGAGTTATATGTGTTGACGACAGCACCAGCTAATTCGACGTCTACCGTAGTATTCGCAGATGGCGTCCAAGTTATCTCGAACTGTACGCCACTAACGTAACCAACAGCGTCACTCGTATAGGTGATGCCATAATTGCCATCTATCACCAAGCGAATGTAATAGGTAGTTGGAGGTTGCGCTGGTTGCGCCAAAGGCGCGAACATGCTCGTCCATGCCCCATCGAGTACCAGTCTAGTACCGCCAGACCCGACGACTATATCCGGGACAAATAGCGCGAAAGTAAACAACGTATCCCAGGAGTCCGACGAGGTACCGCCAAGGAATCCGCTCCCCGTGGCGCGCGCGTGTACTTGCGTTAGGATATTGATATTGTCGCGGTAGGCGCGCATCAGTCGGGACGTTACAGGTTTCCCAGCAGCAATTCGAGAGTCTGAAATCTCAATTCCAACTGTCATCAGTATTCCATCCTGGCATCGATACGGTACTCACACTTTGCGAAGGCCACCTCGCCTCCATCCGATGATTGAAATTCGAGTTTCAGTGTTCTATCTGTCCCCTTCCAAGACGCATCGATGTCGAGCTCTAGCGTTACGACTTCATACGTCGCGCTGGTAGTTGTCTCAGTTCCGCCCACAGTTGAAGTCGCCAAGTCTTTCAGCCGATAGCTTCCGGTCGCGCCACCAGATATCTTGACCTCGATTGGAACATACACAACGCGTTGAATTCCGGAGTAGTCCGCGACGTCCGGGACATGGATGTAAGCCGAGCCAATGTGAGTATCCCAACTCGTCGACGACGTTGTATCCTCTGCCAGATCAACCCCGAAAATGATAATCCGTGCAGCGGATATATTGTCGCGGATATACTGGAAAACATCTTGGGTCTTTCCTGGACTATCGAGGTCGATATCCGAGTCTGGTATCGCGTTCCACGTTGGCCTGGCCATCATATGAACCTATATCCGTCCGATGCATCGCTCATCAGTCCGGAATTGTCGGAGATGAAAAAATAGGTTTCCTTGTCGGCTGTCGTCGCGCTCGTGTAGTCAACCTGAGAATTCTCTGCGATGAGTCCGTATCTCTTGCCACCCGTATCTAGCAATGTAAGGCGTAGCAATCCTGTCTCCCAATCCGGCCTGATTGCGAGGATCGTCATCATGTGTTCGTCAACGCCGCGGGTGCCGGTGGCCATGTCGGGCAGGTCGGCGTCCGTCACTTTTACTACGTCACCCTGCTCGAGATTCAACCGCGTTGGCAAAACGCTAAGTTCTATTTTTATCGGCGGAACTACGAATCGTTGCTTCATTCGTTCCGCAAGCTCCCACGCGATTGACACACCATCGTAGTCGGTGTGCAGCCACTTTGACTCAGCATAATATTCGATCGTCTCCTCGGTCGCTGCCTGATCAGTCGTATCCTCCGTTTCGTACAGAACAGACTCATACTCCTGAGATAACTCCGCAGCGTAATCTCCTACGATTGTGAACTTGTTGAGGTGATCCTTGAACATTTGCTGCCAACTCACAATCTCCACTATGTGATCCGACGTGATCTCTACAGCGCTCGACGGCGGCAATGCCGGGACGTGAAACTTCAGTCCGATGGTACCGTCGCCAGAGATGGCGGGAAAGGACTGAAATATTCTGAACAGTTCCGAGGTAAGGTAGTTCTGAGCGTTCACGGGCTCCGTGAATACGACATTCGCAACGTCATCAGGATGCCACATATCACGGCTGTCCTTGATTTTCGCAAAGTCAATCAATGCGTCTGGGATATCAAGGCCATACGGCTTGGTCGACGTAACCGTGTTCTCGCTGACGTAATCAAGAGGAAAATCCGGGTCTGACTCAGAGAACACACCTCTCAGAATACTAGCGTAAATGTTGACTATGTTTCCCCTGATAGTCGTCGGATGAGTCGGTAGCGCGACGTTCATTATCTCGGCATTCAGCAGATAATTTATGCTTGATATCGTGAACTCAAATGCATTGAGGTCGTTCCGCATCCTAACGCCTCGAATCCTACCGATGAACATAACGAGATAATCGGATTCGTCTAGCGGGCGAAATCCACCATAAATCGTCGCCTTCCGATTCACGAGCGTTGACAATGGCGCGCCGCTTGCGGTAGTGCACACAAGCTCTGTTATCTCATCATCCACGTCTACGAGAGCGACCTTGGTTTCCTGAACCGTGTAGGCACCGGAGACCAGATCGATAGTCGAGGCCCCCCCGGTCGGAATGTCCATCAAAACTGTCTTGCTGGTGCCGGCGTTTTGCACCTCTGCCGTTGCGTAGTCCTTCGATAAGCCGTCTATACGAATGAAATAGACCGGCGCTTGTCCGCTGGCTGCTATCTGAGCATTCCAGTTCGCATTGCCTGTTCTTGTCATCGTACCGTCCGCAGCGTAAAGTCAAAATCCCACGCGATACCCTTACCTGCCTCGCGCTCCAAAAACGGCGGCCGTGCCTTCGGAACAGCTACGCATCGCGGAAGATACTCGGCGTGTCTGACGATTGAATTGTCAGGGTAATCATAACGAAGGCCGTATAGCAGTGTCAGGGTAGTTCCAGAATCTACTGTATCGATCTTATTCCGCTCAAAGAACAACGGTGAGTCAGCAGCCTCAATGTAAAGCCAATCTCCATCCTCCATCCCGGTTGTAGTGTCGACGGAGACCGCGGTGGTAGTCGTTACGTGTGCGCCGTCCATAAGAGTATCCGTTACGTCCCCTGAATCTGTCGCGAACGTAAACTCACCGCCCTGCATCGCGTGTGCCCACCACGCCGTTAGAAGATTGAATTGCGTCGCATCACGAGTCGGGCCTAGACGTTGGAATTCAACGGTGTATTCGTGCCATGCGTCAAAGGTCCGCGTTACGACCTTTCCACCCTTAGAGAACGATTGCGACACATCCGGCCTGACGAAACCCTTATACTCGTAAAGTACAGCGTCGCCATTGAGATCGAGTGTACGTGTTCCGCTGCCGTGAGAGATAGGCGTCCACGTTATGCGCGCAGTAGGCATTAACGACGATCCCCATACGATCGCGTGCGGTTTGCGATTACATCAAGCGACCCATTCTCAACTCGCGTATTCTGTTCTTCGATCAAAGCGTCGAGGCTCCCGTGGAAGTGCTGCTCGATTATGACGTGCGGCGAGAGCATCGCAGCGGAATCGATGGCACCGGTCACGTTCGCTTGAATCGGTAGCGGTGCCGATTCCGATACCAATCCTCCGGTCGCAAAGCGCGGCAAAGTATTGACACCGGGAAGCGCGCCTATTTCCCGCGCCGTGCGTTCCGTGATTATTCCATGGGCAACGTCATCGAGCAGAATGGGGGCCAAGGCGGTCGGAATTACCAACTCCCCTGGTTGCAACATCGCGGGGACGGAATCTCGGCCCTTGTCTGGACCGAACACAAATCCACCCTCCTTCATTGCGATGCTGGTGCTAGATATGGTCGCTATCTGAACGGCACCTGCGGCAGCGACAAGGCCGGCGAGAACGAAATTTGCTGGTGGCGGTGCTGAAGCGAGCGCCCTTGTGACGGCCTCGGCGGTATTAACGATAGCGCTTGCGTATGCGCCAGCTTTCGTATCACCGAATATGGTGCTGATCGCGCTACCTGCAATTGCGATCGACTGCATCGCTATTTGTCTTCTCTTTTGCTCCTCTGTCTTCCGGAATCTCGTCTCTTCTTTTGCTAGTTGTTTTCTCGACTCAGACGCCTTGCGCTCTAGGTCGGTAATCACCAACTCACGCTCTTGTACGAGCGCAGCAGTGTCGACACCCTGTCTATTGAGCGCTTCAATCTTTGCGTTGTATCTGTTCTCTTCCTCGGCCAACTCGCGTTCAGCCCTGGTTAGGCCGAACTCCGCCCGCATTTGTTCTAGGCTTTCCTGTAGTTCGCGCTCGATCTCTACGGCCCGCGCGGCGCGGTCCTCCATGGCCTGCTCGAGGCCAGCCCTTGCCTCTTCGTCGGAATCGAATCGAAAAGCCAGTGGATCTATGTCCTCAACGTCGCCAGCGCTTATTGGTCCTAGATCAAACCCATCACTTGGTAGTTGTCGTACCAAGTCTTCTACCTTACCTGCGGCATCCTCCGCGCTGCGACCAAGACTGTTAAGCGCTTCCGCAGCATCCTCATTCGCTCCGATGGAAGCAATCGCCGCATCGCGCTCTTCCATCAAATTCAGCTTGATTCTCTTGAACGGATTTGCCGTAGCCTCAGCACCAGCCGCCACTTCGGCTAACGTCGTCGCAAGTTCGATATCAGCAGCCGACGCCCCGAGGATAGGATCTATGATCCCAAGGACATCGTTTTTGATTTGTCCAAGCTTCTCACTAAGAAAACCGAACTGCATCTTCGTGCGTTCTAGTGGGTTGAAAAGGAACTTGAATACATCGCTCTCGCCAAGGCGCTTCAAGCCTTCAAGCGCATCCAGGAATTCCCACGTGGTATCACCAGCATCAGAGAATGCTATCGCGAGATCGAGTACCGCTATCCTCAGTGTATTGCCTTCGGTGGCTCCTTCAGTAAATCCTGATACAAGCGGCGTGATCGCGTCATCAAGAAGCGTCTGCAACACGGGAGTAAACGCTTCGCCAACCGCGATCTTTGCTCCCTCCGTGGCGCTTTTGAACTTGACTACCGAGCCAGCGAGATTATCTAGCTTTTTCTCAGCGGTCTCAGAGGCGACACCGGCACGGTCCATCAGTGCGGTCCACTTGTCACCGAGAGCCTTCGATCCTTCATTGGCGAGAATGGCCAAGGCGCGCGCGGATTCCGCACCGAATATGGTAATCATGTCGGTCCCGCGAATGCCTGCCTCCTCGAATACCTCAAGCGCTCGTGTGATGCCGACGAATTTCCCCTCCGCATCGAACAACTTATCCCGCAGCGCGCCGATGGGGCCGACGCCAGATTGCGCCTGCTTCGCGATCTCAGTCAGTGCCGCGGCCAAATTTCGACCAGCGCGTGTTCCAGGTATGCCACGGTCAGCTAGTGTCTGGATCGCCGCCGTCGCTTCTGTAAGGTCGACGCCGAGCGTCGCGGCAACAGGACCGAGAAAACTAAATGCATCGCCCAACTCAGTGACCGTCGTATTGGCTGAATTCGCGGCCTTCGCCAATAGATCCGCAACGTCTCCGGCATCTGATGCATCTTTGTTGAACGATCTCAGGATCGTCGAGGTTATGCTTGCGGCCTGACCTAGTTCGACTTCGCCGGCGGCGGCAAGATCGAGTGTCCCTGGCAGCACACGGTAGATTTCCCTAACGTCAAATCCCGCCTTCGCGAACTCAGCTTGGGCGGTTGCGGCCTCTTTAGCGCTGAATGCCGTTGTGCGACCTAGCTCTTTTGCTTGCCCGCTAAGAATCTCCATCTGTGTGGCACTTGCGCCAGAAATCGCACCGACTTTTGATATTTGTGTTTCAAAATCCGATGCAGCGGTGACAGCAGCCGCCATGCCGCGAACAAGCTGACGACCGATAAGCCCTGCACCGACAGCCCCCGCGACGCCACCAAGAAGGCCGAGTTGCGTTGACAGTTTCTTGAGAACGGGCGTCGCCCGGTCTTGTGCCTCAATGACAGCTAGAACGCGCCTGGTCGTGGCCACTTATCGCCCCATACTTTTTCTGAGAGCGTTGCGACGCGATTCCCGCTCACGGACCCGTCTTTTCTCGTCCATGCCTGCTTTCCATGCTTCGACGTCGACTGTTAGCGCTTGTATTGGCGAAAGGCCCCATAGAAACGAGGACGCGCGACAACCCATTGTCTCCGCCATGAGAAAAAGAGCAATCATCGTGTCACGGTCCTCTACAAAGGGCGTACCTCGTCTACAGCCTCCGCAGTGCGTCCGCCGAGGCGACATATCTCCACTATCAAGAAACCTACCTCTGAGAGAGTGAGGTCCTCATAGCTCGTCTCGCCTTCGGCGCAGTCTTCCGGCCACTTGTCTACCAGCTTCGGATTGACTACTGAACGGAATATCACCTCGCGAATTCTATCCTCGGATTCGTTGATGAGTTCGCGCGGTACGGCTTTCTGTTTCCTATCCGCAGCGTCGAATAACACCGGCAGACCTCGAGATAAATACCCCATGGATAGTGCACCTGGAGGGCGAAGCTCTACCTCACGCCCCGCTGGTGTCGTGATCTTCACCGTCGCCACGCTTCCACCTCTTACGTGTTGACTTCGTTGTGTGTTCATCGGCTTGTATTACGGCTACACCAGCGGCGAGCCAACTAGACAGCTTGGGGTGATCGTCTTCAATATCGACAACCTCGCCACGCTGATGACCGCACGATTCGACCATCCATGTCACTCGCATTATGTGAAGTCCGCCTTGGCTTTGTCGTTGACGACCGTGACCGAGATATTCTCGGTCGGATCGGTGTCGTAAAACGACATGCCTTCGATCTGCGCACGGTAGCGCTGCCTGCCGTCAGTCGGAAGTTGAAACGATGTAAATCGCGTTTTGTTGAGATTCAGAGTAAATGCTTCATCACCGGCAGTCTGAATATCAACCTGTATATCAACGTCATCGCCTGCTACGAATTTATCGTATTGCGTCTCGTCACTGTAGAGCATTTCAAAACTATAGTTGACGGTCAGCGTGTCATTCGGTTGCGGCTTCGCAACCCAGGTCGTATAGCCCAACGCCTCCGGTGCATCGTGCGGCCAATCGACGGTCAACGTGAAATTCGTGGCGTGTTGTTGCGCTGCATCGATCTTGACGGCAATCTGTCTCGGAAGCGCGACGTCAAGCGTCGAGTACGATGACGACGTTGCGGCACCGGGCCCGCTGTGACCAGCACCGATCCACGTTGTACCGACGCGCATCTCCTGACCCAACTGGCACTCAAGCGTCAGCCCAGTGAGGATTCCGCCCGTATACGTGAACGCTTGCCCGGCAACGCCGCGTAACACTTCAATCGTGAACGATTTTCTGGCATCATCAACCGCGCCCGCCGCATCAGGGATTACGTGAGTGTAGGGACCTGCGCCAGTTGTCGAAACACTACCCAAAAGCATGTAGAAGATGTTGTGCAATTCCTGAAAATTGCCTACGAATTCAGCAGGACCCTCCCAGTGCTCTCCGGACTTGTCCACAGCGCGTGTCGATATCGCTCGCATTGTCTTGACTTCGATGTTGCTCTGGACGACTGCAATGCTTTCAGACAATCCCTCGAGAAATATCGTCGGCGGAACACCCGTGTCCCATGCGCTTTCTTTCCCGAATCCAATGTGCCTTGGCATCTGCTATCTCTCCTTGGGTTACTAGAGGCTTCCCCGGTTATACGTGTACGACACCTCAATGGTGACGGACATCTGTTCTTTGTACATATCAATATCAGTGGACGTTTCAACCCCGGTCCATTCGCTTACGACTACATCACGGATCGCTAAGTCCGCATCACCAAGAGCGTGCACTGCTGAAGAGGAACGCTCGACACTGTTCCGAACGTCATCTAGCAGGTTTTGGATCGCGGCATATGGCGTCGACGAACGCACGTGGCAGACGACCTCGTACAACTGCACGGCTTGCCCCATGGTATTCGTCAAGGTTTCGAGATCCGCGTTGCCGCTTCCCAGCGGGCGAAGTGACAGACCAGGATATTTGATATCTGCGGTAGGTTCTCGCGTGATCTGCGCGACGTCGGTAGAAAATCCGTTCGATACGGATATATCGCTGAGATCGGAGAGAATCGCCGTGCTGATTAGGGCCGTCTTAGCCATATCGCCGGCCAATAGTTGAACGTCGTCTATCAGCCAAATGCCGTAAGCCGTGCTTCCTATCGCCTTCGACTGCAAACCGATCTCTATCGTGTAATCTTTTGATGTAGCCTCGAACGGGCCAAGCGATATCTGCTCCCATGCGTCTCCATCGACGTTGCTCTCTACGATGGATTCCTGAAACGAACCGCCGACATTCAACCGAACCAGCAGGTTCGAGTTTCCAGGGCCACCGTAAACAGCTTCCGCCGGGGTTGCCCAAAGTGTGAGCGTATATCTTCGCCCTACATCCAATGCCGTATCGTTCCACAGCCACCCGCCGGCTTTCCTGCTCTCGTTCGCTCCCGTCTGATACAGCAATCCCGACCACGCTCCTCCGTGCGCCGCAACTACGTCGTCGCGCCATTGGTGGTACTGATCGCCGTTTTCCTGCGGTGGAGGTGTCGCCGCCTCGAACGTACCGTTTTGACCGACTAAAACATTGATCGGCATACATCTACAATCTCCTGAGCGGTCTCCCTAGAGCGGTCACAACTGCGGGCAGATTCTCGTCGACTGAATTCGATACAAACAATTCCCCGGGGTGGCCCGGGTGCCTGCCGTGTGGTTTGACGCCACGCTCAACAAATAGCGACCAAAACGCTTGTCTAAATGTTCCGATCTCAGCAATCAACTGCATGGCAACTACTTGAATCCTGCCGCCAAGCGTTGTCCTTTTAGTCTTGATCCTCACAGAAAGCTCTCTCTTGACGAGTCCTAACCTTACCGGAGCGTTCATTTTCGCAACCTTGACGATCGCTTTCATACCGTTCCTGAACGATACTCGCTGATCCTTCGGAATCTTCCGAATTGATGTCGTCAGGTGCCGGTTTAACTCGCGAGCGCCTTTGATCCTGATCCCGGTGATTGGCATTAGTAGACGCTCCGCACGATGTACGGTCCTATCGCGCGCATCTCAGCTTCAGCCATCCTATCGGGTGCCAGAAACGCCAACTGTCCGTCGGCCACCGTCTTTGTCAATAGACCGGGCGATTCACGTGCTACGAATTCCGACGCTACGCGGTATGTCGCCCAGCGCTCGAGGGACGGCGGAATGGTCGTAAAACCGGCAATGTATACCACCTTGTAATTGCGATATCCCTCTGTCCAGACGCACCCATCGCGGCGCTCGATCCAGCCCAATCCAAGATGGCCCTCGCCGATCAATCCGCCCTCTAATCGCTGGTATTCTTCGATCTCAGTCAATGTCTCGTCTCGCGAACCGTCGCCCGCGTCCGAGTACTCGACGAAATTAACGCTTGTGATGGATGTCAACGGCCCCTGTCGAAGGCCAAGAAACGGCGTTCCGTTCCCGCTGAAATATTCCGTATAGGTCTGTGACCGGAATATGCGATTGCACTTATCCTCGAGGTAGGTAGACACCTCGTTTATGAGGTCTTCGAGGAGCGCGTCATAGGTCGTCGAGTACGATCCCTCGACATCGATTCGTCGCTTTACTACCGCGAGCGACGTTAGCGCGTTAGCGTTCAGTGCCATCTATTATCCCGGACTAGGCCCGACCCGCGGTACACGTAGCGGGCCGGGCCATGGAATCACCGAAGCACTTTCTTCGGCTTGGGTTTCTTTTCGACCGCCTTCTCGCCGGTGTCGATCGATGCCGTCTCGACGGGTTTCGGTTTCTGCTCAGGCTGGGGTTCTGGCGTTTCCTTTGGCTTGTCGCCAAGTTCGACGTATCCCTCCCTGATCAGCAGTTCGGCCATGTCCTCCTTGACGGTCAAGATGACGTTGACTCCGCACTTACGGCCGGCGTAGCTCAACGGCTTGATCGTCCTGACCTTTACCCTGCTCATGCCGTGCCTTCAATCGGGCTGAGGTGGACTTCGCCAGTGTTGCTTACGGGCTCTTTCCTTGCTCCACCCTGGATTGCAATGATGTTGCCGACAACAGAATCCTGAGTAGCACGGTTGACAATGCACTTCAGATATCGCTCTAGCGGCTTTTTGATCTCTACGGTGACGATCGAGTCGTCCTGCGTATCGGCCACCGTAACACCGGAGCCCAGAAGCGCCGTGTAGGTGTCGACCGCGCCGTCATCGCTAGATGTGTGCACCTCGATTGACGTGGCAGCCCCAGCGGTGATCGTGCCGAAATGGACAAGGAATATGCAGGTTTCATATCCCGCCATGTCGATACCGCTCGCCGGTGTGATCGTTGTTTGCGCCGCAGCTTCAGCTCCGTGGTGAAGCGTGTACTTCAGCGACTTGAAAAGATCGCGCGGCATTACGTGTGCGACGCGTGGACGATAGCGGCCGCGTTGATCAGGTCGCCGTCGTGCCGGGAGAATGCCAAGAACCCAACCTGAAGGTAATCGGCGTAGCGTTCCGTAAGCCTCATCACCTGTGCGCCGGTGACGTCTCGGATGATGTACTTCGAGAAGTCACCGAAGAGAACCGAGCGCGCCGTGGTGGCGTGGTCGGCCACGTCTTGGTTGATCGTGTACGGGTAACCGAGAATCGTATCAGGCTCGCCGGCGCGGAGACCCATCTGCCATGCGAATTCCGGGGCGAGGTCGGTTCCGTCCCAACTTCGGACGTTGCGTAGGATCTTGAAGGTCGCGTCGTTGAACATGAACCGCGCGTTCCTGCGGTATGCCGGGTCAAGAACGTGGATTAGATCAAGCAGTTTCTCGATGTAGATCGGATCGCCGAGAGCAATAGAAGAATCCGTCGCGGCCGTCGCCACGCCGTTCGGCTTACCCGATGCGTCGCCTGTCGTGAAGTGCGTGTTGGTGATACGGGCGATACGTTCGCCGAGCATCGAACCGAGTTCGGCCTCGATGTTAATGCCGGAATCCTGTAGGAGTTGCAGCGAGACAAGCACCATCTTCGAGGTGTACATGTATGCGTTGAACGTCACGGCAGAAAACGCGATGTCCTGAGCCGTGACCTGCGTATTCTCGGCCAGGATCGCACCGGCATTCGACGTGTCGTCGACGGTCGGCCATTCGAGGTCCTGACCGCTGGACGTCGGTAGGACTCGCGCGACCTCGCGCATCCCGCCGTATGCAACCATGGCCTTGTCGAGTTCGGCCTGGAAGCCCATAGGAACGGTGTAGCCGCCCGTCGCGTCCGTGCCTGACGAAAGAGCGCGCATCTCGGGAGGGAGCGACGACTGCATGCCGCCGAGCACGGCCCGTTCCTCGTTGTTGAGGCCGTTCGCGCCGAAGCGGAGCCACTTCACGAAAGCCTTGTTGCGGTTTTCCATTACTTCATCGTCGGTCTGGCCAAGCATCTTCTGCCGACGAACCGCGTCCTCCTTGCGCCGCGTTTCCTGCTCGTCCCTAAGCTCGGCCTCTTCAAGCTTGATTTGCCTTTCCTCGAGCTCCTTCACTGCTCCGAGTCGGTTGATCTCCGATTCGAGAACGTCGTAGCGTTCCTTTTCCTCGCCGGTCAACTCGCGCTTTTCCGAAGCCGCCGTCGTGATGATGTCGCGCGACTGCTTCACGAGCCTTCCGCGCTCTTCGATAATCTCCCGGATGGTCATTTCTTTCTGTCCTCCTTGAGCATGGCTTCGAATTCCGCCTGCTCGAATTCCCACCGCCTCACGCGGTTGATGTAGTCTGAATCTAAGCCTGCTTCTACTTGTTTCTGATACTCGAGCGACCGTCGAGCAACGCTCGTGTCCGTTGTGTTATATGCCGGATAAGTAACCGGCGAAACGTCGATCAGCTCGGCGCGAACAATAGTTCTGACATCCTGACCGTCGTGCTTATTCCACTTGTCGTCCAGCGCGCGGAACGCGAACGATGATTGCGAAATATCGCCGCGTCTTACTGATTCAATCAAATCCGCTGCAAAGGTCGTCTTGGGAAGCTGAATGTCGTACCGCAAGCCCAACTCATCAACACTCAGCGTTAGCGTGCCAGCCTTCGTCCTTCCGAGAATCATGTTTGGATCATGGTTCTTGAGGGCCCGCACGTCCGCGTCGAGTGTGTCGTTAAACGCCCCTGGGTCGATCTGCTCACGGAAGCCGCCGAGATCCTCCGAGAGCGTATTGAATACCGCAGCGTGCCCGATAATGTGCGGCTCGGCGCCGCGTTCGCTCACCCGTAGCTCGCACGGGTAAGAGCGCCTTTCGGGTTCTTTCATTCGTCTATCCTCCTGTCGCCGGCTCATCATCTGCCGGTTCTTGCGCCGCCTGATCGGCCGACGTCATATTCATCGGAACTAGGTAATCGTCGCCGTCAGGAATCGGGTTTTGATTTTCAAGCCTGCGGATATCATTCGCTGATAACCATCCCCACTGTCTGCCCACGGCGTATGCATCGAAGCGCGTCTGCGTGTCGCCGCGTAAGAGTCCCTCTAATAGAAACTCGAAAAACATATAGCCGCGCTCGGTAGTTGTTAGGAGCTTTCGGTTAAGCTCCTGCTCCCACCGCACGAGCCAAGGACGCATGGTATTCGTCACAAACGAAATGGCCTGATGTTCGATGTTCGAAAACGTCGCATGACTCATTTCTTGAATCATGTGCGGCGGCACGTTGTACATGCGTGCGATGTCTTGGACCTGGAAAGTCCGTGTCTCGATAAACTGCGAATCCTCGGGGGGGATCCCGATGGATTGCCACGTCATGCCCTCCTCGAGTAGCGCGGTCTTGTTCCAGTTGTCTTCACCGCTATGCACGGCGGCCCATTGCTGCCGAAGGCGCTTTCCCGCATCCTCACCCAGCGTTCCCGGATGAGTCAAAACGCCTGATGGTCTACTTCCGTTTCCGAACCACGACGACCCGTATTGGAGCGCGGCTTGCGACAGGCCGAGGCTTTCGCGGTGCGTCTGGATAACCGAGTAGCCCTGGATGCCGTCGAAGCCGAGCCCAGTCACGTGGATCATGTTTTCGGGCCGGATTGTGCGGGGAAACTGCCAATTTCCACGATTCGCGTGCTCATAGAATAATCTGCCGCTTTCCGTGATCGTCGGACGCGTCCAGTCGGGTCTTAGAATGCGGAGCTCGGTGCGCTTGCCGTTGCCTACGATTTCGGTGTATCCGTTGCCCCACGTAAGCACATGGCCCATTATCGTTTCGCGCCAGTTGTATGACGTGAAATATTCGTTTGGTGCATCGTGCACCAGCGGATAGCGAAGATGATCAAACGCACGGAACCGGTTGCGGCCCTGGCGGCG